CTGCGCAGTTCCAGACAATGTGCCGATCTGTTCCCAGACAGAATGCTCTTTTACAACTTTCAAATCACTATTTAGTTCGTTACGACAGCGGGTTTACCGTTCGCTTCCTGCACATAATGCGCATGCTTATAAAGCCGCCGTCTCCGCCGACCATCTAAAGCAGCATATACCATCTAACTTATGCGGACATATAGCGCCGATGCGATGCACGCACCTGTTCTTTCGTGACCGTACAATATAGCCGCGTTGTCTCGATCTTTACATGTCCAAGCAGTTCTTGCACCTGTTCGATCGGCATGCCCATACGCAGCAAATCCGTGGCGCTTGTCCGCCGGAACCTGTGCGGATGTACATTTTCTACCCCAGCAATGGCTCCGATCCTACTCAAAATATTTCGGATGCCCGCTCTTGTCAGGCGCTGATGTGGCGCCTTTGCGCTCACAAACAATGCCGGGTCATTATCATTTCTGCTTTCCAGATATTGCCGCAGATGTAAATGCGCCCGCGCATTCAGGTACACTTCCCGTTCCTTGTTTCCTTTACCGAGCACAAGCACATCGTCAGCTTGCCAGCTTACATCTTCCCGGTTTAGCTGGCATAGTTCAGATACTCGGACGGCGCTGGAATACAAAAACTCCACGATCGCAAGATCACGTTCCCTTTCGCATGCACAACGCACTTTTTCTAGTTCTTCCGGGGACAGCGGCTTTTTTACCACCTGCCGATATTTTATCGGTTCCAGTCCGTCCACCGGGTTCCGCAGAATCACTTTGCGGCGCTGCAGCCACCGAAAAAAGCAGTTAAATACCAGCCGCATATTGTTCAGATATCTGTTCGATACCTTGCGTAACGCACGATACTTGTACATGTACGCAATCAGGTCGTCGTCCTCTATATCTTGCACATTCTTTGCAACATACGAGAGCATTCGGCTTAAATGCAAATTGTACTGCTCTATCGTTCCCGTGGACTTCCCGTTTTGTCGGAAACCATCCAGATACATTTGCAGATAATTTAACCAGTTCTGATCCGTTCGCATCAGAGCGGTTTCTTTTTTGCGGATGTCGTATCCGCACAGTTGCACGCGCACTACCTCTTTTAACCGCATCAACTGTTCCTGCGTCAAAATCGCCGTCATTTCGCGCAAAATGTCCATTACAATTTGTTCCTTCATGGCGTTACCTCCTGCCATAAGAATAGCAGAACGCAGCTTCTAAAACAGCTTGTAATGTGGCTTTTCTTCTCCAAACAGCCAGTATCTAAGGTGATCGTCCAAAATCACGGCAATGCCGGAAACAAGCACCCACAGCAGCGAAAACGGCAAGCATATCTGTCCCAGAAGATTAAGAGGCATATTGGAATAATCCCAGACGTTCCAACCAAGCCACAAGTTTACGATACAACCGGAAACAAATTCGATCCCGGTAACCACAAAGCTCCCGATAATGCACTGTTTCCAGAAAGCCATTTTCCACGGAATAACCTCGTTTATAAGTCCGATCAGGTAAAAGCATAATCCACCAACAATAAACATTGTCCAGTGGCTACGACCGCGGGTTACAATTTCCAGAAGTGTATAGATCAGACCGCCGATCATCCACAAGATTAGCGGTCTTACCATTCTCATGTATTCTGTGCCGCAAGCATCGCTTTCAGCGGCGCACTCTGGTACTGCTCCGGAATGTCAGTGCCGTACTGGATCGCCGCCACAGCAACTTTATCTTCGATACTGCGAATGTAAATTCTGAGATCGCGGAAATAAGTCACATGCCATGTCACAAATTCCATAGCCGCGGTTACAATCAGAAGCATATCCGCATTGCTGTAAAATTTGCAGTGCTCCTTTTCATCACTGGTGTGCCAAGGGATATTTTCTGCGCCGGCTGCTACCTGCGTCTGCAACCCCATCAGACTGGTTTGATCCTGCCCGGTAAGCGTAAAGTGTTCGGTTGTTCCATCGCTAAGAGTAACATCCAGCCCGCTTGCAATAACGCTCTGCTGCAGCGTATTCATTTCTGTTACTTTCGCCTCCTGCACTTCCTCTAATGTAGGTACATATTCAAAAGTCGCATGATACACAGCGCTCTCCTTTACCGCTCCGGATTCCGGGATTTCCGGAACCCATCCCACGAATACATAATTCTGTTCCGGTTTCGGCTCTGGGGTAGTCAAATCCGCATAATCCTGCACCACCTGATCTGTCTCGCCGTCTAAACTTCCGCCTACTTCCGCCCGGAAAGAAATTATCTTTTCCGGTTCCGTGTACACGCTTCCATCGTTCGACAGTTCATAGCCGTTTTTCTCCGGACAATTTCGATATACCGTAGTATATGCGCCATATTCTCCGATAAGTAATTCTCCTTTGGCATCTAGAAAAGCGTCAAATCCACTTGTATTTGTGGATACAGCGTCACCGAGTGGAAAGGCAAGCGAAACAATATTTTCTTTCGGTTCGATGAGGCATTTTACAAAGTCTTTTGAATTTCGGAATTTAATATATGCCATATCATTTTCCTTTCATAGCAAAAAGAACCCTACTGGGTTCATTTACGGGTTACTTCATTAAGTAGTGATTTGAAAGTTGTAAAAGAGCATTCTGTCTGGGAACAGATCGGCACATTGTCTGGAACTGCGCAGAAAATTTTTGACTTTTCGCAGTGTGAAGAAATTTGCCTTGTTACAACATGCGCTGGAAATGCAAAATTGGTTTATACGGTTAAAATACCAGTAGTTGTATTGAGTGAAGACAAAATACATGTGTGCAACGGCGGATATACAGCTGGAACTGGAGCGCAGTGCGAATGGGAAATATCAAAAACATCTTGCCGGTTGCTGGCTTGTTATGTTGGAGGGACAAATTACACCGGATCTGCAACGACAATATATGCCAGATAAGCACATATTTTGACTTATTCATTGCATAAGTTAAATTTACATCCGCCAAACCCGCTATTATTGTTTTCGGACTGCTTGGTGTGAATTAAGACATATTTAACATTTGTTATATCAAACACAGTATCGTTTCTATTGCCGATTTGATATTTTGTGTCCAGTTCATTCCCCCAGTTATTAACATCGAACCACGGACAATTATATACCCACCAATAGTTTGCATTACAATCCGTTACTTTTAGACGATTATAACCCGGATTTTCAAATACAAGATTAGTACTCGTATAGTAATTCACTTTCGGCATTTGAGAAAATTTCATGTTTAATAACGGGGCACTAAAAGGGAATACTGTATCCGCACCAGCCTTTGTCTTATATCCCGTTATTTTACCCGTACTTTTATCAATTACAAATTCCGGGACAGCGCTTAAATCACTAATTAACTGAGCAACTGGTTTCGCGCCTGGCACGAAACCCTCCTGGTTTACTGCCGCCAGCGTTTTGTAATCATCAATCACCCGCGCTTGATCGACGCTCTCGTTGATCGCTTTATTCATCTCGTTCACCTGTGCCTGCCCGAAAGTATTTCCAAGCTGGTCGTAGGTGGTCGCATCCTCTAATGTGTATGTACCATCATCGTTCTGTGTAATGGTCCATCTTCTTTTCCCGTTCATGGATTCATTCAGGATATCATCCATAAAGTTCGTAGGCAGTACCTTTTTTGCCATTTTATTTCAGTCCTCCTTTTTCCTTTCCCAACGTGTAAGGGAGCCGGTACATCGTCGGCTCGCTGGTAAGTTCTTTCACTGTCACCGTGATCAGGAACTTTTCCGATGTGCCAACAGGATTTTTCGACACAGTAACTTTTGTGATTGCGATTCCCACAGACACACCTCCTTACAATACAGCAATATGCACTTCCTCTACAAATGTCTCATTTGTAATGTGATATGTAATAGTCAGCTTATACCGTCCTTTTTGCATTGGCGCTATAAGTGCATCTAAAACATGTTCATCAATAACCACATTGCCGCTGTCTTCCGGATCGTTTGCGCCATCCTTCGTAAGGACATACGACGCGCTCGATATGTCAAAATCTTCCTTTTTTCGCGAGACTACAAGCAGCCGGATATGCTTGCTTTCTCCATAATCAAATGTCGCCGTCATGCGCATGCCCTCCCGAAAACTACTTTGCAACAGCTGCACGCTGTACGGGAACGGTTCCAATTTTACCGTAAGCGCACCGAGGTCAACTGTCAGGATGTATTTTGTACAAAACGTCTCATTTCCCGCTTCATCAACTGCTGTCAGCTCCACAACGTAGGCACCGCTTTTTACGCGGGGGATTGCAGTTACCCACAATCCTCCCGCTTTGCGTTCAAAAATGATGGTCTCGCTGTTTACTTTTCCTGTCAGCTTTACGACCATATCATTTTCCTCAGTCTGTTACGGATACGGAAATGATATAGGTCTTGCCTGCATCCACAGGGTTCGGGGTTATGGTAACTGCAGAAATAGCAGGTGCGACAGTATCCAGATACAGATTTCTGGTAACCGTTGTGGTAACGCCGGATGCGCTTGTGGAAACAAACGTAACAACATTCTTGCCTTCTGCTGCCAGATCGAAAGTTCCAGAGAACTTGCCGTCCGTAATTGTTACATTCTGTGCGGTTCCGTTGCCCACCTTTACGGTCAGCTTCGCGCCGTTTGTGGTACCTGCGAAGCTGACGGTCTTCGCCTTGAAGTAAGCACCTTCTGCAGGGCTGGTGATCGCAAGGTTCGGCGCAGTAGCCAGCACGTTAAAGGTCAGGGTCTTTGCATCTGCTGCGTTGCCGTCATTATCGGATGCGGTTACTTTTACGGTATGTGCTCCATCGACAAGGGCTGTTGCAACAGTATAAGTAAAGGTGTAACCGTTTGTGATTTCCGAATTGGTAAGTCCCGTAACTTCCTTGTCGTCGATGTACAGTTTCACAGTGCTTGCTGCTACACCGGAATCTTCATCAGTTACATTAAACGTAATGGTGGGCTTGTTGTTTGCAGTAAGCTCGCCGGATGTAGGTGCGGTAATCGCAATAATCGGCGCAACCTTTTCCTTTACGGTCAGGCGCAGCTTCGACCCAAGCGTGCTGTGTGAATCATTCACCGTGGTTGTATTTCCTGCCAAGTCCTCCGCGGTTACAGATACCGGATAATAATGCCCAGTCTGCTTATAACTGGATTTCGCCGGTGCTGTGATCGTTGCCTCATATTTCCCTGTCGAGCTGTTCAATGTAAGGACTGTTGTTACGCCGTTAATGACGGCTTTTACCTGTTTTACTCCCATTTATTTTACTCCTTTCAAGCTGCCCAAGCGTATACTCAGGCGTGGTAATGTTTTTTTATGGTTCTGACCAATTTCATACAGCTGCAGCGTCGCAGATTCGATTCTGCTCAGTTCGCTGCTGTCGATAAATGGTCCATTGTCAAAAAATGTTTTTGTTGTCCCTATAACTTTGTTATAGGATGTCTGGTTTATTGCATCGAGGTTTCGTTCAAACACATTAAATTCCCGTGCATAATACCAGCTGGAATAGTTCTTTTCTTCGCCCATGCTTTCCAGCGTAAGCGGGGCGTAAATCTCATTCACCAGTTCTCCCAGCACTGCCAGATTGTTCCGGATACGATTGTAGGATTCCGGGTTCAGTCTGTCTTTTGTCGGGTCCCAGTCCGTTTTCGGTTCTATCCAGCCCATTTGTTCCTCCTGGCTTTCATTTTCCCTTCCCAGCTTCCTTTATAAGTAAGCTGTACTTCATGTGCGCGGATCAGCGCAGTGTCCAGATTCTCCCGCTGCAGATAAAACAGATCGTTTGCGTCTACACGCGGGTCACCGCGGTACTTAAATTCATACTGCAGGTTGTTCCGGTAATATCCCGCGATCCACTCTTCCAGATCAGCAGCGTGCAAGTCGGTGCTAACAAGCTGGTTTTTCCATTCTTTTTCTGCCCCAATCGTATCGTGCTGCACCCTGTAATTTCCTTCATAGACCGTGTATTTATGCCCTTTCAGGGTGTATTTCACGGTC